AACTGCTAACGATATAAACAGGACTACAAAGTTGGTCGTATCAAGAGTTAATCTTGTTGGTGTTCAGCGTTCTGATTTTAAAGTTGTACATGAAAAAGCTGGTTATCGTGCTTTTGTAAAGCTTAAGTATAATTCTTCTTTATCGAATAAACTTATACTTCAGCAAATCAATCGTAACAAAAAACTCAAGGCTAAACTTGAAAGCACCGAAAAGTTTAAAGAACTTGAAGAATCAGTTGAAAACATTAATAATGGAGAAGTTACATAAAATGAACATATTTTATTTACACAAAGATCCTCAAGAATGTGCTATATTACATTGTGACAAGCACGTTGTAAAAATGATTATAGAATATGCTCAACTTTTATCGACAACTCACCGTGTTTTAGATGGTGAGTTGTTTTTCGATAAAGCTAAAAATGGTCGTAAGTTAAGAAGATTTAAATTACCTGATGAAAGAGATCAAAAATTAATGTTGGCTGTTCATGAAAATCACCCATCAAATATTTGGTTGCGAAAGTCATGGGAAAATTATATATGGCTCTGGACAATGTGGTATCACTTAAATAGAGAATATACATATAGATATGGTAAAATACATTCTTGTATGAGATTATTGATGGACTTATTACAGGCACCAAAGAATATACCAAATGGTAAATTTACACCGCCTACACCAGCGATGCCAGAAGAGTGTAAAATTACCGGTGATTCTCTAGGATCGTATCATAAGTATTACATAGAGAAGAAAAATTATTTCGCCAAGTGGACTAAAAGAGAAATACCATCTTGGTATACTGAAGGACTAAATAAATATAATGCCAACATACCTATTTCACAATGAAGATACCGGCGAATTTTTTGAAGATTTTATATCCAATTCTCGCCGAGAAACCCTACTCGAAAAAAATCCCCATATTAAACAAATACCAGCTCCGTTTGCGATTACATCAATGACCGGTAATATGCACTCTAAAGTTCCCGATGGTTTTAAAGATGTTTTGTCTAAAGTAGCTGAAGCTCATCCAGATAGCACGGTAGGCCATAGATATGGTAGAAAATCAATTAAAGGAATTAAAACCAGAGAAGTTGTAAAAAGCCATGTCAATAAATGGCGTAACAATTGAGTATCACATAGATTATGTTTATTCCCGTAAATTTTAAAAGGAGAACATATGTCAAAAAGTTCAATGCAAATAAAAAAAGATAAACTTCAAAACAAAAAGAAAAGGGTAGTAGAAATAAAAGAAGATTTGTGGAGTCCAGAAAACATTGCAAAGAACAGAGAGGCATTAAGACGAAAAAGTTGTCCATGGGAATTCAAAGGGATGACGAGGCATGAGTGGTACGAACAAGGTCGGAAAAAAACTTATAAACCGGGATGTTGGGAAGAGGAAGCAGCTTAGATATAATGGCATTTTATAATCATAAAATTAGTGGATTAGATTTTGATTTAAAAACACAAACAACAGAACAAGGTAGGCGTTACCTAACACCAAGTGGTGATGCCTATCCATCTGTTACAACAATCTTATCTGAATACAATAAAAAAGCAATACAAGCTTGGCGTCAAAGAGTTGGCGCTGAAGAGGCAAATAAAATCTCAAGAGTAGCAGCTAATCGTGGTACAAAAGTACATTCATTGTGTGAAAATTATCTTTTAAATAAACTCACAGAACTAAAAGAACAAAGTTTAATGCCTGATGTAAAACAAATGTTTTCTAGTATTAAACCAATAATGGATGAAAGAATATCCACAGTTTATGCTTTAGAACAAGCATTATATTCCGATAAAATGAAATTAGCAGGCAGAGTAGATTGTATTGCCAAATGGGATGGTGCTACATCTATAATAGATTTCAAAACATCATCTAAACCCAAAAAAGAAGAGTGGATACAAAACTACTTTATGCAATGCACAGCATATGCCTTAATGTTAGAAGAGCTTGCAGAGGCTTCTGGAGATAAAATAAAAATAAATGAGGTTGTGGTTTTAATTGCTGTTTATGATAGTGAACCACAAGTTTTTGTGAGAGAAAAAGATGAGTTTATAGAGCCTTTATTGGGGTATATTGACAAATATTGGTCTAAATTAAATGGTTGACAATTCATAAACCAGTAGATATAATGGTTTTATATTATGAAAAAAGTGAGGTAGGAAATGCCGTTTATTACTGAAACAGTTGAAGAAACAATTGATGAAATAAAAACACATACTGATGATCTTGTAAACACAGGTGATCCATCTGATGTTGTGTTTGTCATGTTGATTGTACTGGTGCTGTGGGCTTTCTCAAAGTTTACAGCTATTATTTTAAAAAGCATAGGTGCTATAATTTTAGCACTCGGATTATATACACTATTTTTAACTTAGGAGAGTATGGTGGCAAATTTAAAAATTGAATACACAAGTGATAATAATTCTGTTATTATCAATAAAGAAGTTGATGATCTAATAGACATTATTAATCTTCAACATGATTTTCAAAACTTAATTGAATCAGATTTTCCATCTGAAGCTTTAGATATTGATGATGAAGATGAAAACAACAGCAATCAAATGAAATTTGAATTTGATGGTCAAACACTTATGACAACTGATAGCGATAGTATATATCATACTAATGGTCAAGGCCAATTAAATGGTCAATATGGGACATCTACTGACACAAAAACAACTTGGGAAAAAGTTGTAGATCAGGAACTTATTTACAGGCAAAATGAAGAAAATGAAAAAGCTGCATTACAATCAACTTGGCCTTTTCCGTTAGATAGACCCGCTGAAGCTACTCTAAGAGTAGATAGTCCTTCTGATGAATTTAAAGCATCAGTTCCAAATGCAATGGATTATCGTCACCTTTATTATGGTGGTGCATAACAAATGGCTACAAAAGATGAAATGAGAAAATTTGCTGTGGCTATAGAAGGTAAAGTGGCAAATACAGATTACACTTATCTAGAAGCAATTGTGGAATACTGTAAAGAAACTGAACTAGAAATAGAAATCGCAGCTTCTCTTGTAAATGCTAACTTAAAATCTAAGATAGAATTACAAGCAAGTGATTTAAATTTACTTAAAACAAAGGACTCTAAGTTACCAATATGACCGGATATGAAACATTTGCTCTTTACAATGCTTTGAAATTACATTTTACAAAAGATAGTTTTGACTTCTTTAAATATGGTGGAAAGTCCAGAATATCTGTTAATGCTTTTGAAAACAGAAAAGACAAATGGTTCTTTTACAAAATCTCAAGGAGATATATAAAAAGAGAAGAGCTAATTTCATTCATGGTTTCTAATTTATTAGAAAACGAGAATTTATGGGTTGGTGAACTACTAGAGGAAAAATCAAATACAGTATATTTAAAAAGACAAAAGGTTATTCAATCTCTCTCCTACACTTTTAAAAATGATTGTTTAAATTTATTTGAGGGTGCAGAAAATCCGAATGATGTATTAAAAACATCAGGTGACTACCCAATACTACTAAAAAAGGCATTACAAAAGCAGGTCGAGATTGAAACCATATGTATTTTAAATTCTATTCTTAAATTCTTTGGAACTTGGAATCGAAAGATAACTGATACAATCAGATGGCCTGAATATTGCCGAAAAATCAACAAGTATGCCCCATTTTTAAAATATAATGATGTACAATATAAGCTGATAATAAAAGAGATCATAAATAAAGAACATGAAAAAGTTTAAAACATTATATAACGAATCTAGTTTAAGTAGAGTTCATTCACATACTCAAGGCAGAAACATTGGTATGATTACTGCTCACCGTGGTGAAAATACATCTGCTGAAAACAAATCTAAAAATAAATCTTTAGAGAAAGATATTCGTAAAGCTGGTCACGGCTTCATACGAGTAAAGGGTCGTTATATCGAAAATCATGGCACACCACAGGCAAGACCAGTTGATGAACATTCTTATCTAGTTATTGGTAAGAAAGGTAAAGATGGTGGTGCGTTAAAAGGTTTTCTCAAGAAACATGGTGAGAAATACGGACAAGATTCTGTATTACACAAATCCCATGATTCTGATGATGCACATTTACATGGTACCAAAGAAGGTGGTTATCCAGGTAAAGGTAAGAAAGAAAGTGTAGGAACTTTTCACCCAAATCGTGCAGGAGAATTTCATACTGCTATGAGAGGGCATAGAACATTTGCATTTGAAGAGGTAAGTTTTGTAGCACCAGTAACATTCTCTTCAAGGCAAGAAACCGAATTTTAGTTGACAACTAAAATAAATTATATTATGATATGTAAGTGGATAAGTCGTTTATACTCCGTTAATACACCGTTAATACGAAAGGAACATTATGAGCAGTTTTGCAAACCTCAAGAGAGATCGCAACTCTTTAGCTAAGCTAAATAAAGCGATTCAATCTTCAACACAACCAGCAGAAGCTGGATCTAGAGATGATACGAGATTCTGGCAGCCAACAGTAGATAAATCTGGTAATGGCATGGCAGTTATTCGTTTTTTACCTGCACCTCCACTTGATGGTGATGATTCTTTACCTTGGGTAAGGTTATTCTCACATGGCTTTCAAGGACCAGGTGGTTGGTACATAGAAAACTCTCTTACTACTTTGAATCAAAAAGATCCAGTAAGTGAGCATAATTCAGTTCTCTGGAATTCTGGTATAGAAGCAAACAAAGAAATTGCTAGAAAGCAGAAGCGTAAGCTTTCTCATATATCAAACATTTTGGTTGTTTCTGACCCATCAAATCCTGAAAACGAAGGTAAGATTTTTCTTTACAAGTATGGTAAGAAAATCTTTGATAAACTTTCAGAGGCAATGAACCCTGAGTTTCAAGATGAAACAGCAATCAACCCATTTGATTTTTGGGATGGTGCTAACTTCAAACTCAAGATTCGCAAAGTAGAAGGCTATCGTAATTACGACAAGTCTGAATTTGCAAGTCCAGAGGCTTTGTATGATGGTGATGAAGCTAAGTTGAAAAAGATTTTTGACCAAGAGTATTCTTTAAAAGAATTTGTTTCTCCTGGTAACTTTAAATCTTATGATGTACTTAAAGCTAGATTAGATAAAGTTTTAGGTATTGATGGTACAGAAGTACCAAAAACTAAGGCTGAAACAAATGCAATTACAGATGATGAAGCATCTACGTTTGATACTTCAGAAGTAACTGAAGAAGATGATTTGAATCATTTTAAGGATTTAGTGAATAACTAAATTGTTCACAATTGAACATTTTGAACCCCGCTTCGGCGGGGTTTTTTATGTGTACCTAAGAGATGGATCTATTTTAGATTTATCTCGTCCAACAACATTATTTTCTACTGTAAGACTTTTATTATTATTTGATATATTATTTACAATCATAGGTGTTTTTGGTTTTCTTTGTTGACTATGACCTGCATCAATTCCTGATGAGCCTGATGCAATATCACCACCACTTGGTGCCGTTGTTCCTGCCGATTCAATCAATGCAACTATTTTTGGCGCTCTTCTACCAACTTGCCTGTACCATTTACTATCTTCAAGACCTCTTGCAGCTGATGTGAAATCACCTTCTTTTAAAGCTTTAGCTGTGTTTGGCCATTTTGGCCACCATTGGCCCATGTTGAAACCTAAATCTATCATAGCCGCTTTACCAGCATAATTGGCTTCATCATAACCAGGTGTTCTTGAAGCTATTTTTTTATGATGAGCATAATCTTCTTCAAACATATCCATAACTTCTTTTTCACTAAAAGTTCTATTCATATCATCAGGTAAAGATTTACCATCACCAATTAAATGTCCAACACCAATGGTCCATAACCCAACTGAATCTTTATATGGTTCATAACGAATACCCTCATGTTCTATGATCATTGCTTTAATATCATCTTCACCAGATACTTTTGTAACTGGTTTATCTTTAGTGGGATCTTCAGATACAGGTGTTGGTTTTGTTGAACTAGATGAACCATCTTTTGCTTTTTGGCGATTTCCCATTATTCTTTGATATTCATCTTCAAGTATTTGCTCATTGAACTTTTTATTTTCCATCGCTTGTCTATTGTGTTCTTTTAACGCCTCATCTCTACTCATACCTTCTTTTTGTAATTCTTTAACACTTTGTGTATCATCAATAAATGTAGCTTGTTTCCTGCGAAATTTTCGGTGTGCGTCGTTATGAGGTCCTCTCTTTGCAAATCTTTTAGTTCGTTCTTGTATTTGTTTTCTTAATTTTTCTTTTGTTTCTTTTTTCTTTTTCCTTTCTGCTATTATTTCTGCAGCTTCTCTAAGCTTTCTTTCTCTTGTTGTTTCAGATTTTTTCCCCTTATCTTCTCCGCCAAATAACTTTCTACCTAAACTTTTGACACCCTTAACTATATTTTTAGCCCCATCTTTGATAGATTTAAAAACTCCTGTGATTTTTTCATATCCAGATTTGAAAATATCTATTACAGGTGAAATAAACCCCATAAATTTGTTAGCTATTTCTGAAAATAAACTTGTTACCTTTTCAACAACACCTTGAAAAAAATTACCCACACCTTCTGTTAGTTTTTCATATAACACAGCAGCTTTGTCTTTTAAACCCGAAACTGTTTCTAACAACCACTCTTTTATCACTTTAACAAATTCCATGAATTTTTCTTTAATCATGTTACCAACATCTTTAAATTTTTCTACAATAGCATCTTTGAAATTGGTAAATGCAAGTGTTACAATTGCACCAAGAGCTAAAACACCAATCAATATTTTAAATATCTTACCAGGTTTTAACATATCTATTAATGACGCAAAGAAACTTTTTTTCTTTTTACCACCTTTTACTTGAGTTACACCTTCATCTTTACCTATGTCAACCTCTAATTTCTTTTCTCTTTCATCAGATTTTAAAAAGAAAGCATCTTGTTTTTTAGATGGGTCAACACCTCTACCTTCCAAAACTATTGCTAGATTTTGACCTGCAACATTCAAATCTCTGGCTATACCAGAGAGAGCCATAAAGTTTTCACCAATACTTTTTAATACCTTTTCTTTTTTAGAGGTACTTTTTTCTACACCAGATAAAAGGTCTTTAAGTTCCATTAGTTTGCTAACGCCTCATTTAATGTTGAATCGAAAACATCAGCAGGTTTGCCTTTGCCACCACCACCCGTACTACCTTGATTATTATTATTAGTTGTGTTATTAACCATATCACCTGTATCAGCTGCTGATTCCATTCTTTTACTTTCAGATAGTTGAGAGGACTTTTCACTCATAGCAGCTCCGCCTGATGGTGCTGGAGGTGGAACTTCTACTGGTGATGCTGTAATACCTTTTGAACCACCACTTCGAGCATCATCAGCGGCATATGCCTCCATCTCCATAGCCTTCATCTTTTCCATGTTTTTCTTTTGTTGGTCCAAATCTCTTTGTTGTTCTTCTTGTTCGAGTTTTATATCTTCATCAGATATTCCAGGTTCTTCAGCTCTTAACTCATCAGCGGTCATAATACGACTAAGTTTTTCTTCTTCTGCTGGGTCATATTCAGCATCTTCATCATAATCAGGTCCAGCATCTTCATCATAAGCAGGGCTTGCACCATACCCACCATATTCCGCATTTAAATCTTCCTCAGTTAGTTCATATTTGTTTACAGATTCAGGTGAATCCTCAACCGGTTCAGGAGACCCAGATGCTTGTCTTTTTTTCTTTTCTGCTCTTTTCTTTTCTAAGTAGGCTCGTCTAGCTGGGGAAAGATTGCTTCTACCCTGATTTGGTTTATATCCAAGTCTAGCATCCATTTCCTCTTGGGTTTCACCTTTTAATGAACCTGGTCCAAGTTCAGACGTAGGGGCTGAATCTTTTTGAACTGTTACTGTTTTCGTGGTTGTAGTTTCTTCTTCAAATCCTTTACCACTTTTTTTCTCAACTTCTGTTGTGGTGCCCGATTCAATTATTTGTTCCATTTCTTTTTTAGCATCACTACCACTTTTAACATTACCAGCTGCACCTTCTTTTACTTTTTCTGGTTCAACATCACCACCAGCATCGCCACCACCACCAATTTGCATACCCTTAGGTAATATTGCATTAAGACCATTGATGATAGTTTTTTTGATACTAGAGAAAATTTCACCCATTTTTTCAAACACAGGTGCAACAAATTTACTTAATTTTGCACCGATATTCTCAATTGTTTCTCTATTGAAAAAACCAAATGTTAAAAACTCTAACATACCACCAAGACCTGCCATAATAGCACTTGA